GGGCCACCAGTTAAGGTTGAGCCACCACGGATTAATCTCGTGAGAGATGCTCCAGACGTGCCGCAACCGGTAGTCATTGACTGCCAAGACTGGGAAGCTCTGCGTAAGAACCTACCCCTCAACCTCTCGCGACCAACGAGCCCCCTGGGATCTACCAAGTACCCCAGGAGGTGACGAAGGCGTGTTTGGAAGAGATAGGCCCATCCTAAACCGTCTCCCCACCCTCTTTCCGTCGTTTCCGACGGGGATTGGAGGAGCTACGGCGATCACCGCGTGTAGGGAGTACTTCCCGGTTCTGGATAACGTCCACAAGCGATTCCTCGCTGATTTCAGTTAGAGCCAGAGCTCGGATTTCCTCTATACCACGGCACATCGCTGTGAGATGATTTAGAATGGTTACCTTCGCAGAAGCCATGGTCTTGCTTTTCCTTGTCGATAGGGTTGCAAAGGGGTCGAGGAAAAGGCGCACCTCCAGATGTAATCACTGGAGCATGTCGTCCGATTCCCGTACCCGATGCGCCTTGTCGAACTCCAATTGCAGCTCGGCGATATTTCGCCGTAGCACCGCAAGAGGAGGTAAGGAAGGCAGTATCGATTGGGCGTCCACCCCCTCAGGAACCAGCGCCGCGAGCTTAGGGCTTTCCAACTGGAAACGCCTTAGCGCGTGGAGCTGACTCTTGAGCGCAGTCTCTAGGACCCTTGCCTTGCACTCGTTAAGCAATACTGCTAAGGTGTTAACCCGAACAGTACGCGGTCACGAGAAGCAACCAAGGATCCCTGGTATCAGCATTAGTCCGAGTTTCTCGAACTTCATGTTGCGTACCAGCCTGCTATCCTCGCGAGAGGGTAACAGGTAGACCTTCCAAGACTTTTCAGAGAGACGCTCGCTGAGCGCGCCTCTGCCAAGTACTTGAAAGATGTCTGCGAACAAGCCCCGGGATCCCGACAGCGAACGTGGTTTCCAACGCTCTTCGATTCCCTTGAACCAGGACACTATCTCCCAGTAAGATACGGCCTTAATAGCCCGGGTTGGAATAAAATCCTTCCCTAAAGCCTTTATGCGCCGCTCCGAAAGGAACGATATTGCCTCGAACAAGGCACCGAAGGTAGCGCCGGAGACCTCCGTTCCCTTGCATATCCATCTCTTGGCAAATTCGTAAGTGTCGTCAGACACATGCGTCTTTGTTTCCGAGACTTCAATGCCTAGCTGCTGTATAATCGTCCGGTACTCAGAGGCGACTGCATCGTTAGCAATTACGATGTCATCACCTAGGAGTGCATAGCGGGTAAAGCTAACCGGTAAACCGGCGCGCTTAGCCGCTAAACGGACGACAGCATGGTGAGCAATCGCAAATGTTGCCCAGGAGCTATACGCACCCATAGGTTGGCCAACGGTGTACCTTACGGTATCCCGCCGGTTGCCCCAGGAGATTGTGTAGTCCCGGTCACAGATGAGACTGCGCCATGCGGCCGCCCATTCCGCGGAACCAACCATCTGCGCGAGTATCGCCTCCTGTGTTTCCACAGGGAAGCGATCCGTTGCAGCGGTTAGATCTAAAGAATGGTACGGCCCTACAGTAGGTAGGTGAGAGCGGAATCCTCCTTGGTTAAAGGTCATATCCGGGCGAAGGCGCTTCAAGAAAGCCATTTCGGCTTCATGCAGCGGCTTCAACACGGACTGTGTCCAGTAATCAAGGAGAGCCACTATTCGTGTCTTGGCTTCCTTGTCCCTGACTAGTCCCAGTTTCCCGCTACGTCCTTTCGGACTTAGCTTGAAATGGGCTAGCCAGGTAAGGGGGCTGAGGGTGCGAACGGTTTCAATCGATCGGATAACTGCTTCTCCTCCCAGTATGGCCAGTAGCTTAAGCTGGTCATCTGTAAGGAGGGCAGCATCCTCGATGGATCCTACTAGCGCTTGCGCGTTGGGCCCAGTCTTGGTTGTGACGTGGCACTCAGACCATTCGGTCCGAGGGAGCTTCCAACCCAACTCTTTCACGACGCCTGCCAGGTCGCTTGTCAATAACGACAAGTCATTGGCCTGGCTAGGGGCCGTTACGGAGCTGAGGTCGGGGCTCTTCCAGCCCGGTAAGATCCTAGATACTCCCAGAAGGGAGAATCCAAGTCTTAACGAGGTGGACTCACGATCACGAAACAGCGGATTCAACAGTCCTTCTTTTGGAAGGCCTGTCTCGTCCAGCTGAATTCCAAGACCTGGTGTCGAACCAGAGAACGGTGCTCCGCACAGGTAACGAGTGTAACACAACCGAAGTTCTTTTATGAACCCGATGGTGTCCACCGTTCCCCGTGTGAGTGACCTTCTTTGGACGACTCCAACCCACTCACGAATCAACCCTACATGATGGTCAAGCTTAAGGAAATGCCTATTCAGTAAGTTTATTGTCATACTGAAGACAGCAATCTTTAACTTTATCATCATATAGTAAGTGGTTGTTTCCATTCTCCATTGCAGTTCTACGAGAAACGAACTGCCATCGGCATGGATGCCAAGGATCGGACCTCCCAAGCGCTCACGCGCGTTGGTAGCACACTTCGCTGTCGCGTAATGTCCTCCTCGTGAGGGC